CACCGCGTTTATTACGCTTTATCCAACCGGAGACTCCGGCCCAACATCCTTTTCGATGCTTTGCTCTCATAACAAGCACTAAGTGCATTTAAATGTTACAAGAACATGTTGTATTTGAAGCTACACGTGTGTAGCCACCAGCCTATGCGGGACTACTCTATTCGCCCCAGGCGAGCCCAGGAGAGCAGATGGATGGCCTTCTTTTCCAACTCATCTGCAAACCCAGGCTACAGTATTTTTCGCATTTAACGCATGCGGGTCTACAACCCAGAGCTAAGAAGCTCATACGCCCGACAACCCCAAATCGGGACTAACAGTTTGTGCCGGGTTAAACAAATACACCAACGGCGGTCCTATATAAGTGCCCATACGAGCATCATCTGCACCGGCATAACTCAGATTGACACGAATAGATCGTCCAGTAGTATTGCGTACCCGAAGATTTGACACCAACGAAAGACCACTATTATACAAAGCGGCCAAACCAGGTATAAAATTCCTATTGGGATTCGGAAAAACATACTGGGTACGCGTTGCAATTCGAGGAGTATACCCCGCAGACGGGACCTGAAAGTGAAGTGCATTCTTAGAAGTGGTTATCCTAATGGCATTGTTAGGTGTGCCAGCATAATACGGTCCGTACTTCGCCGTTGATACAAAACCACCTTGCTCAGGTTGCTGCAAAGCCTGCATCGCATAATTATCATTTTCCGCATCACAATACACGTCATAAGACGTGCCACCATAAAAATAAGCATAACATGCAGCTATCCTAGACTGCCGGGATGTTGCAAAATAAGCAGTAGAAGGATTAGCCATGGGTATGGCATTTAACCACTGGGGAAGGTAAGCAAACGTTGGCAAAGATGTAGTGTTCTCCGATAAATTGGCAACATCATACACAACGCTAGATGGAATCATAAGCAACTGCTTAAGTGACTGTATAGTCTCTCCAGTGGTATACTCCTCAACACGCCGGTTATTGGCTATAACGCCAGACTGTGAATAAATATTCAAATTATTATTCCCAGAAACCGGCACCATGCCAGTGGTGGTAGGTCCAGCAAACTCAAAATCGTCTCCACCGGCCACCTCCACCAATATGGGCACGGTCGTGGATACCTCGCCATTGGCAATCAGTGGGTCGAGGACAGTCATGGTAACACCACCAGTGTAACCACCAGTATAAGTCCACAGATAAGGCGACACGTATGGAACCTCAAATTCAAACACACTAGAGTCCTTGAGATCACAAACCATGGAATATGAAAACGGTTGGGGAAAAGTGCCTGACACCTCCAAAGCAGGAATGACACGTGAATTTACGCCATTCCTCACACGCTGTAAAGGGGCCGGTACAAAACCAACTATGACACGACCAGCATGCAACTTAGATTTACCAAAAGTAAATCTAAACTTTAAAGTGCCCCGCCACCCACGAAAACAGTCCGACCAATACATCAAGCCAGAAGGATAAATGGCATTGGCAGTATTACTGGATGACGGGGGATCCAAGTTGCAAAAAGGCTTGGTATTCCCACTCCGGTACCAAAAATTTAGCAAACAAGTGGTAGTACCCCACAAACGTGTACCAGTACTATCGGCAGTGGTAATATCCGTCAAACAAATTTGCGAATATTTGCTGGTGACAAATCGTAAAGACATCTCATCCACAGAGCTACCACTCATAGTCGGGTCTACTCTAAGAGAAGCTTCCGCCGTCGCAGCCAAAGAATAAGCAGCAGACGGCATATCCACGTTCATCTCGCCAATGTAATCACTGCGATAAATGCGGGCCAACTGTGTGGAATCGCGAGGCTTGGCGTACCCAAACACCGATGCCACACCAGCAGCCATACGCAAAGCCCACGACGTCGGTCCACTAATGGGTAATAACGATGGAACAGCAGCCCCTATGTTGGTAACCATTGAAGACGCGGCGCTAAGACCACGAGACAAAAGTTTGTTAGCCTTCATCTCCTGCACTATGGACCTGGATGATCCCACCTCTGAGGTACGTAATCCGGACTGGGCAGTAATAATCTGCTCATTCAGTGGACGCGAACCTAAAAGTTCCATATCTTCCAAATGCACATAAAGCTTCCACCCAGGCGGCGGGGAATTCGTCAAAGCTGGCGTTGGAACTATCTGTGTTATGCCAACGGCGCCCAACACGGCTAAATCCTGATTAGTGCTAGTCAAAGGCATATAATCTCGGTCCCAAATATACGGAACCGTCAACTGAACCATAGTCTCCTCCGCCAAATTCAAACGCACATGGGGCAAGGAAGTACTCGAGGGAGCATAATTCAGCCTACAGAATTGATTGGCATCAGTAAAAGAAGAAGCGTGTTGAAACGCTAGCGCCAATGTACCCCCATGAAAAGGGTTAGCGGCAACAGTGAGAGTGTAAACCTGGTTAAAACGGACGCCTGCAACACCCTCTAATCGGTCTCGGCCTAATGGAAACCAAACATCAAACAGCTGCTGAACATTCACATCAGCAACATACAAGGTAGATGTAGTGGTACCCGCAAAGCCACCGCGAATTAAACGGGGTCGCCTAAAATACTCCTTCAAATCTTGGCCTTCAGTTGTTACACTAGCAAAGCCAATATTAGAATCCTCTATGGGATCCACTGCACATATGGATGCTTCATTGGCAAAAGTTGCCACACCCATCTGTTCAGGCACTTCGGGGACTTTCAGCCCCTCTATTTCCGAGCAAACTTGCTCAATAACATTATCACTCATAGTGTGTCAATATGTACAAACTTGCAGGTGGACACACACCGCAAGTAGGTGCTGTTACTCTCTGACTCAGTCTGAGTAGTAAGGTTAAAACCAAGGGTGTAATCCTGACAACAAAGTGGGGTCAAACAGCGTATTTCCCACCACTAAGTCCGTATATCTTAATGCCACACATCTGAACGAGTAAGCATCCAAGCACGCGCTGCTGCTCGAGTCTGGAAGGGCACCCTTATGCCCTCCGCCTCACAAGCAGCCTCGAGCTTGGGATGCGCATCGTCCCACATGGTAGCAGAATGCAAGCTCAGCTCACCAAGCATAAGCTCCACATTTTTCCCCAAATCTCCTGCTGGATCACGGGGATTCTTAAACCAGTACGGAGTATACATAAAACTGTCGGGTTCCAAAGGGGCAGCCCAACCCCCACTAGCTTCACGATCGAAGACAAAGCGACGCTTGAGAAAAGTGAGCTCCTCTAATGGTTCAAACGGTTTCAATTCCTCACCCTTCTTGTCCGAGGTGTACTTCAAACAAAACAAATCCCACATGGCATCCGCAACAGTGACCTGATTAAAGACATCGGTCAAATGCGGCGCCACGGAATTGATATTGTCATCCCCAAAAGTCTGCAGGAAAACATGCTCCCACATATCCTTATAATCCCCCGTACGGTAAACATAGCATGCTGTCAAACATACAAGGGCATACATGGAATTTATAAAAGTGGTCAGAGGGTGGCCACTAGGGAGGCTCTTATTCCAACGCACCAAATACTCCAGCTTGCCGTGAAGTCCGGTAAGGTGCATGGAATGGTAAACCTCAAGAAAGAGCATCTGACGTATGCTCTCATGTTCATCTCGCTCCACGGGTGTGTAAGGGCTATTTTTCCGATACCACCTATTGATGTAGTCCAAAATGTGGACTAAAATGTCGGGTTGCTCACTGGCATCAAACCTGCTGAAGTCCCCTGCGAAGGTCTTACCTTTCGCCAATAACTTATCCGCCAAAAGGTGCCAATCGGTATACGGGTTAATACCTGGGGCCATACCATTATCCACACAGGTTGAAAACGAAGCTGCCATAAAAGCGCCAAAATACATCCTAAAAACAACGGTGTAGTCCAAAGGCGCGCCACTAATAGCTCGAGTAGCCACGGCATCCACCTTAGCATGTGGTCGCAACTCGTCTTTCGGAAAATCCGTAAACACCACTGCTGGCCGTACACCCTCGCGGTATGATTCAACCATACGACTAACGTCAGCCCTCAAAGCCTTCGCTCTCTCCGAGTCAAAGGTGAACGGGCCATCTGCGCCGAAAAAGTCTTTCTTACCACTACCCCCGCCAAGCCGATACGGGTACCCGGGAGAAGTGGATCGATTAAGCGGCTTCAACTTCATCCCAGGTGGGGGGTCAACAGCTTCCTCAAAAGTAAGAATGGATCTGTCATAACCAAGCGTGGCCTCCCAATGTGGCGCCATGGCCAACTCAACCACGGCGCCCATATCGACCTTCCCTTTCCATCGATCAATCTCTACCGGGGTCTGGTAAGCCCGCATCGCCTCAACCATGGGGTACTTCTTCTCGCCATCCTTATACACTGGCTTAAGGTGAGCTGGAGCATTGGGGGCAGGCCCAAAAGGCCTCGTCTCGTGTAACGGTGACTTACGTATCTTTGTGTCACCCCCCAGACATATGGGCTTATCCACCTTGCCCACCAAAATATGACTACCGCCCACAAGACCGGCAGCTTCAAGCTCCACCCTCTCAGCATAAGACACGTCAGACAATACCACCCCCCGCTCAGCGAGATCAAGAGCAAAACCATCAGACCAAGTGGATAGATCACTCCGAGCCGCCATAACTATCTCCTTGGTCAAAATGGAAGAGTACCCCTTACGGGTAAATAAGCCGGCCTTTCCGGCTATGTGAAAGCCTATTATACAGGCCCCCCCCCAATGACGTGGTTCACACAACGTCAACGGGGCACCACAATCCCCAGCTGCCGTTGGCGCATTATAGGACACCGTATAAGAGTACTTGTCACCATCCGCCGTAACAATAGGTGTGGACTGATACTCGCACAAGTTACTCACAAACGTCATGCGGTTCACCTTACCCTCTGGCGTGTGTCGCGCTACATCCAAGCGCACATGATTCGTCTTGTTCCGCAGACAAAGCTGCATAGCCGTCTCGGTAAGAAACATACTCACAATGCTACGGTGCGCTTTCATCATCCTACGCTCAAACCGCAAAAACACTACATCAGTGTCTGGCACAATGAAATGTTGGAGGCCGAGAATGGCCTCCACACTCAAATCGACACTGAATGTGTCAGAGGCAAGGCAAACAAACCGCAACTTTGCTTGCCGCTCCATACTTCGTATGTCCCGCAAAAAGTGGCTGGGCATGACCGCTAAATCCCCCTCCACAAAGAAGATCTGTCCAATACTCTTAAATCCGCCTTCGCTCTCAAACAGAATCTTATATGTGTTTCGGTACACGGCATCCGAATGGTGATCAGTGGGCGGATTACCAAGTTGGGAAACGACACGTGGCATCCGCAACTTCGTGGTGGGGGCCGCCGACCCTTGGACGTTTGATTGGGACTTAAATCCACCAAACATGCCCCGTAGGCCTTCGAACAATGTCTTAAATAAAGACACGGCAAGACTCGCCGCCAACGATAAAACCCTCACCACCAATACGGCGTTCATTGCTCTGCCAAAGTTAGCGCTCAGAAACGCCCTGTGCGGCGATTTGGCAAACTCCTCCTTGCGTGCAACAAGGAAGGCCTCTTCCTCTTCAACCGCACTCACAGCGCGACCATCAATGAACTTGAGCACCCAAGTCAACGCGCGCGGCATGTTCTTCTGCTCAAGCCAATCAAGCATCGTCTGTATGGCATCCCCTATCCAATCATACCGCGCCTTGGTGGAACGCACCAGCTCATCGTGAATCTCTCCTCGCTGGTGTAGCTCCCCACGTAATGGGGATTCCTCCGTGTCCGGCTCAACTTCAGCCCAAGCCTTAGCAAATTCGGTACTCATGTCAGGAGGCAACTGAGGTTCACGAAAGTCTCTGTCCCCCGAAACACTGGGGGCAGACTCAGGGCCAAACACGAGTTCTGTAATGGATTGCCTCATGCCCGACTGGGGAACAATCGCCGAAGCCAAATCCTTAGCCCAAGACATAAGATCCTCAACTTCCTCCTCATGTGCTTTGGATCTTTGCTCATACTGGGCCACCAACTCCCGAGCTACATCAAGAAGTGTCTTGTTATTCTCAATACGAGAAGGTATGGGTCCATCAAAGGCATGCGGCACAATGACCCAAGCCTCCCAAGGTATACACTGTAATAGCTCCTCTGCAGTAAAAGTGTCGCCAAGGGCGGCGCGCCTATCCTTAATAGTACGTGCCACCTTTGCGTAATCTAACCGATCGGCACCAGGGACTTTGAAGTCGTCGCTCACAAAGGCCCAATAACCATGCTCAATGCGGCGTGTCACAGCTGTTGGAGCAGCAACCATCGGAGCAACATGTGACTTAATGTCATTGACATTAGTAGTACCCATGATCAAATCTGAAAGGAAGTAAAACCTCCCTTTACTATCAAGATCGGCAAAATTCAAGGGGAAAGCCCAATTCCCAACAGCCCTAATAAGGAACATTGCCTCATTATCGAGCTGCTTACCATCAGTCTTCTGCTGAAAACAATCATCCATTATGTAGACGGCCTGCTGGACATATCCGTTCCAGTATTCCGATATACCCTTCTGCCACATATTGTTCAGCACCTCCTCGGGTGGGGCTATACGTCCCAACAACATAACCGCTGAGGCCAACCATTTAATAACCGAAGTCTTACCAACACCACTGCCCCCACCCAACATAAAAGTGAGGGGTGCCATTCGGAAAGAACTCGCAGCATTCAACGCCCCCTTATGCGCCTGAATACACGCAGCCAAACGATCCGTGTATCTGTTAACAAAGGTCAACGATGGTAAAGATTTCAGCACCTGCCGAAAACCTATACCCTCTTGCATAAGGATGACTGCAGCTCGCAATTCCTTCAAAGTGGGATTTCCAGCAACGCAGAGGCTCTCAAAGGCATCAACCTTCTTCGCCCATGCCTTCAACAAACGCTCAGTGGAGTCACCAAAGTCGCACCGCGTGTCCGTAAATATGCTCAATATAGCATTAACTGCCAACTCAACATATTTCATACCACGCTCAAAAATAGTGCTCATACCACTCTGGGTGCGCTCAAATGAGCCAACGCGACGCATGATTTCACCAACCATAATCGCAGGATCGCGATGGGGTACAAGCAATGTGGCTGCCAGCGTGGCGAAAAAGGTGACATCATCGGACACTCCAGACTCAGACCTGACTCTACCTTGCAAAAAGAACCCACTCAACCACCGCCAAGATCCAGCAAGCAAGGTACGGGCCAAGTCAATAATGGTGCGAACTACCAAAGGTACTGCTGACAACGCAACCGCGAGAGAAAATAATCCCAACGCAACTGGCAAAAGCCAGTACGCCCCAAACGACTCCCGAATAGATTGCACAAACTCATTGAGAGATGCCAAAATGCCCTCAACAGAACCAACAACCTGAGCCAACCGGAGCTCGGTATTATGCAATGCCCGGCCAACATTTCGTGAAGTCACGGCAATTGACCCTGCGACCACGGCCGCAGAAGCGGAAGTGACAGCCAAAGCCGCCATACCACTCTGCATCTCGACATCACCGTCATCATCATAATAAGAATAGTACACCCGCCTATTCACGGCACGCTCAAAACTCACGAGCTGCTCTCTCCGCAACTTTGGTGTCTCCTTCCAAACTCGCCGCTCTCGCTCAAAGGCACATATTCGCCTCCGCATCTCACGGAGATCACGCAATTGTTTGCGGGTCGCACTTGTACGAGGTTCACGCAAAATAGCCCTATATTGCTTCTGTATCGCGATGAGACGAGCGTTTGAAGACTTGCTGAAAACCGCCATAATGTTATACGTATGTTGTATCTGGTTCGTAAATTGTATACGGTCCGAAAACCGGGTTCTTAACCAAGCAACTATTTCAGGTATAGTTACCCGTGGAAATGACTCAGGGGAACCGGCACTAGTGGCACAACCCTAAGTACAAAATATTAGCGGACCTGTAACACAGCAATCATAATATTTTACTCGGGGGGCCAATCAAAGAAAGGGGTATGGTGGTCCCATTACCATGATGGCAAGATGTACAATCAATTGCCAAAGCTGTGGTTTCTAGATAGGGATTTCGGCCCAGCTTTCGCTAGCCCAACAGTGACCTTTCGGGTTTGTCGGACGACAATCTAGTTAATGACCTAATACCGGGTGAGGAGTATGTGCGAAGGTGGGATAGGTCGTGAAATGACCCTGCCCAGAGTAATCCGAGCAAAGCCCACACACATACATAAAACGTCGTAATCCCAAATTAAACTAAAATGCTATGCTAAACTACCAGACCACACAAAGTTCCTCAAATAGTACAACGAAACCAAACGTGTTCTTAGCTATAACGCTACAGCAAATACATGTCAATCAAAACAAATCTAACATTTTGTGGAGCTTCCGGTCTTCCTGCCCGGGACCCTTATCGACGGTCCTGCCGGCAAAATAAACATGTAATCAAA